ACCCATCAATTCTTGCATTCCCTGTAACGTGAGCCGACCCACCAACCGTTAAAGTGCTGTCCGGTGTCGTCTGGTTTATTGCGATACTACCCAATATATAACCGCTTCCCCTTGTACGAAGTTGTATTCTGGCGGAACCACTACTATCATAACAGATCACACCGCCGTCATTGTTGGAAAGCGTCCCGAAAAGCCCGTTTATTTTATTTTTAGATCCATATGACGTAAAAGGGCAATTACTAGCGCTCGGGCTAACCCCAGAAACCATACCTTTAACCACAAAACCTTTTTTAAAAGTGTCAACACTTGCTGTTTGCATGTACAAACGCAATCCTCTTAATCCACCTGAGACATAAAGAGAGTCAACTTCTTTCCCGCTAACCCATGTCCATCTTTTAGGAGAATTATCAGACAGCATCCAGATCGTTGTATCTGCTATCTGAAAGCACAATTTCTGAGTGTCTTGTGCTGTTACAGTCAAAGCTACCCTTGCCGTAGAATTAGCAACTACCCACCGAAAAGGAGTGTGAATTTCTACACCTTTGGAATCCTGATGATACTTTGCGCCATTTACAGAAAAAACAATCATCAACAAAATAAAAATTTTCTTAATCATTTCCCATGCTCACTTTCTGTATCTCCATCAAGATCGTAATCACTGGCCAATCCAGCCCATATTCTTGATTTTACCTGTATTGGTTTAGAAAGAAGCTCGTTTCTTAACTCCTGAACTTCTTTATCGAATTTTCTTTCCCATTCAGCCGTTTTCTTATCGTTTATGCCAAGATGCCTTTCGCACCCCTTAAGCATCAGGCCGGCATTCATGATTCTTTTCTCAAACTTGTTATCAATAGGAACTTCATCAGTGATAGCGGTAAATTCCTGATAACTCCCCGAAAAAATAAGAATCGCATAGTATTCCGGCATTATAATATCTGCACCGGTTATTTTTGCAGCATCCAACAAGGATGATGTATTGTGTTCAAAATAAAGCTTTGTAGTTCCACCGGAACTTTCATCGTTTCCGGAAATAATAACGGTTTCCCCTGCAAGAGTCCCGGAAGTTATCACAAGAAGATGATACTTATAAGCATCCTCTTCAAGCCCATCAATGTTTACCGTGACGGAATCCAGTGCAAAGTCACTGAATGAATCAACCGAATCCGGATCAACTTCTTCTGTAATCACATTATTGGTAAGCAGTATCTTATTATTCGTCTCAATATACGCATACTCAACATTGTAGTTTTTCGGATCGTGTAACCTGGTAACGTGTCGATAATTGGAAGGGGGAGTAATCCAGATGTTATCTGCAGCGATTACCCCTCTTCGATAAGAAACATCCCGCATAAGCTTTTCACCGCTTAGTTTTTCAAGGATCTCATTGCCTTTAGCAACCCAGAAAGCAGGAGAGAATTTCTCCCGGTAAATCGGTGGTAACAAGTCTATATGCGAAGAAAGTGTTCCCATTTTTATTCATTTCCCCCAAGAACATCATCAAGAGACGGTTCATCGATAGAACCACTTTCGATACCTTCATCAGAAAGAGGAGCTTCCTCAACTTTCTTTGATGTAGGTTCCTTAGTTGCCTTCTTACTCATACCGGGGGCTTTCGGATGCTTGTCAGCAGCTTTTGGGGCTTTGGGAGACTTGTCAGCATCGGGAAGAATTGCACCCTCTTCCTTTGGGCCAGCTTCGATTTCCAAAACCTCTTCAGCGGTCAGTTCGTGCCATTCGCCATCACCACACCTTTTGAATGCAGTGATAGTTTTCAATTCAGATCCACCGCGACCATTAGGAAGCTTTATAGTAAGCTTCAACGGGGAAACAAGCCTGAATGTGCGCCCGCCAAGATTCTGAAGAAGACGTTCTGCATAAAACCTTGGAACAAGATAAGAGGGGTCAGTAAGTTCGAAGGATGGTTCACATGCAATTACCGAACGATCCTTATCCCTGAGATTGTAATACAACGTGTCCGGCATAACCCCTTTGGTAACATCGACAACAGTCACCATAAGAGAGGGGTCAAACTGGTTTTTTGTTTCTTTGACGATATTCATTGAAAAAACTCTCCTTTTAAACCTGAAAAACTTTACCTTAAATCGATTAAATACGCAGCTGATTCTTTAAAACCAAGACCAGCATTCCCGTAAAGACCAACCGCACTTGCGGATCTTGACATCCAGCGCCAAACAATAAACGATCCAGCACTTGAAGACAGATCAATGTATTTGTTTACACCTCCGGCATCACTTGTAGTACATGCTGTAACCCATCCAGTCGTAACAGTATCTGCAAATGTAGGCACAACACCATTAACCGAAGGAAGTAACTGGTAACTACCAATCAAGGTGTCATCAGTACCCAATGGAGGATCGGAATAGATTTGAAAACCTGCGGGGAAAACACCAGACTTCTTTTTATCTGATGGTTTTCTCACAATTTCATAAGGGCCATACAGTCGTTTGTTTAAATCAGTAGCAAACGAATCAGCAGCAGCAACAACAGCAGCATCAGTATTCATCCAAACCCAAGACATATTTGACGGTTGATATCGTGAATTTGTGACAGTGACACCAGCGGCAACAGCATCGGCGGCATTAACGATAACCGCAAACGAAAACAGGACCATAAAAACACATAATAGTTTCTTCATAGTGCGAAAAATCCTTATAAGACGGTTGCTACCTGCCATGTTCCGGCAGAGGTCATCATATACAAAGCTCCGGTTGTGCCCGTTTTAATAAACAGTGAACCAACTTCCGCATTGTCGTATTCGCCAGTAGGAGCGGTCTCTCCAACGAAAATACCGAGGGTTTTTTGCGTTCCAGTGGAATCTGCATGATTGCCACTAAACATGATCACAGCTGCAAGGTTCAACGCCTCTTTTACTGTGTCAGCAGAAGCCGCAGCCTTGCCAACAGTACCTTTCAGCGTTACACCATTAACAACCATTTCGACACTTGCTAACTTATCCTGAGCAACACTCATATTACTCCCTTTTTAAAATTGATCGATTAATTAGTTATGTTAAGATTGAAAGAGAGCGGTGAGAACTATCTCACACCGCATTAATTTTAACTACGATGAAAAGGGGATCTCAGTACCAGGATCATACCAGGCACCAACGATCATTTTCTTGTTTTCCAGTTCGGTACGACCATCCCACGCACCGTATTCATTCCGAACAAAACCGTCATCCCAATGCAGAGAATACTCATAGTTCTCTTTGTGACGATCTTTTTCGGAAGTCACCCACACGCTTCTGTCAGTTGCACGAAGCATCGCCCCAGGACCCATGTAAATGCCAAGGCATATTTTCTGAGTATTGGCGGTGATCTGTCCTCTTGGATCGGTTAATATTCCAGGTCCATAGACAGGGAGTCCATTTGAAACACTTACGCGGAAAGCCTTAAGCGGTTCATAAGGAACATACAGGACACCATCCATTTCAATAGGGCTGAGATGGTCAATGGCCGGATTCTGCGAACCCCTTACATGCGCTTCTCTCATCAGGCTATCATACTGCCCGCCAGTAATTGCCAGACGATGAATAAGCCATGGATCACAAAGACAAACAACAGTATATTCCTTGCCACCAACTGACGGCCTTTCACCATAAAGATTTGTCCATAGATCGAGCATTTTGTTGTGTTCGCCGAGGTTAAACCCATAGGTTGAGTTGTCAGCAAGAGTTGTAAGGGCAGTACCAATATTTCCCTCGTGAGTCGCACGGATAACGCTGGGAGTTACCAAGCCGGTTTCAGGAACATAAAAATTCCAGCAAGACCTGGTTTCCCCTGCAGTTGCATTGTACAATGAAATTCCCAACCCACCTTTTTCAGTAAGAAGAAGGTTTCTCGATGCACCCATCAGGCACGCTCTGATAAACTCAAAATCAATTTCCTGTGCCATCCACAGTTTTTTGCCGTTCATCAGAATTGATTTAGGATCGTTAATCACGTCCTTTACCTGCTTTAGAGAACTACGACCAGGGAGCGGGTCAGCATCCGAATCAATCTGATTTACCCAAACCCGTGTGTGCTTGAATTTGTCATAGTGACCAGTAGCAACCGGGTAATCTCCGTATCCAGAAGGCATACCTTCACGTTTTTCAACCATAGTAAGCCGCTCTTCATTGCCGGTAGCTATGGAAGTTTCCCAGATCAACGAGGAATTACCAATATGCAGGTTTTCTACTTTGTTACCAAAGCGAAGTTGCTGCTTTTCCATTCTCATACCACCGGTAAGCTTACTTACCAATGTCCGCCATGTCGCAGAGGCATAGATTTCCTTTGCGCGTTTCGGGGTAACGATAAAAGCATTATTGCTATCCCCTGCATTTCCCCACGTTGACTGACCTGCCATAGACTAACCTCCAGAAAAAGTATTTATTTACGGGGCGCGTTTAATTTGGGGTTATCTTCGATCATGCGCTCCCCTTCGTCTCTCATAACTGCTATCCGATCAAACCATGCCGGATCGTTTTGTTTCGAATAAAGAATTTTTTCATGGTAACTATCATCCGTTGCGAGTTTGATGAGATCAACACCATCTTTAACTGTTTTACTTGCTGAACTTTGCTGATCAAGTTGCCCACCCTTTGCGAAACTTCCACTTGCTTCATCAGGTTTTCCTTTGAGAAATCGATCAGCCAGCTTCTTATTTGATGCCTTAACTTGTTCAGATATGATTTTATCAGCATTTTTCAGTAAAGGCCACTTGTTTTTGATAGCCATCTGAGCGTAGAGTTCTTCAACATCAATTTCTGCCAGGTATTTTTTAGGATTTCCAACCAACCCGCGCTGAGATCTGCTTTTAATTTCTTCAACAACTTTCCCGATATCACCAAGCTTACTCAGGTCGGTATTGACAATTACATTCGGATCATCGGAAGGAAGTTTTATCTTTGCCAATTTTGCAAGCGCGACAAGCTTAGAACCGGCTTCTTTTGTGTGAACCTCATCTTCGTACCTTGCTTTTTCCTGAAGTCTCACATTATTTGCAACGATTTCAACAACCGAATCAATATGCCCCTTCAAAAGCTCGTTTATCTTAACTTTGCCTTCAGGGGTATCTTGATCGATAAGCTTCTGAATTTCCGCAATGGTCGCATCTTTCATTTCAGGAACTTTGTAAGGAAGAGTATTGTTTTTACCTTCAATAACTCCCTTACGATGTAAGACAATGGGATCGTTAAGAAGTTTTTTGAGTTCTTCCTGTGATTTCGTGGCTGTTTCGGTCGCTTTTTCAAGAGCTTCACTCGTTGCAGCAATTATTTCCTTAATCGGTTCATCAAGAGCCTCAAACTGTTTTCCGGTAAGACCAGGAAGAATACCATCCTCAAACTTACTTTCTTCTGCAGGAGTCTCATCACCCTCTTCTTTGGGAGGAGTTTCGTCACCACTCTCACCATCAGGAGGAGTTTTATCATCAGCTGCAGCATCTTCAGCCGGGGGAGTTTCGTCACCCTCTTCTTTTTTCTCGCTACCACCCGCAGCTTTTTCAGCTTCAACCATTTCAAGGTATTCCGGGTCCATTGCCAACAAATCAGCTTCAGTCGGCTCCTTCAATCCCGGTGTTTCAACAATGAGATCCTTGACATCATTCTCTACTGCACCCTGTTCTAAATTTTCACCTGACATAAAAACATCTCCTGCCAATAAGTTTATATTACATCATTGGCGCTTCAGCCGTTAATTCCGCATTGGGAGGTTGCGGAACCATACCACCCTGATTTACATCGGGAGGTAGTTGCTGTTGCACCGGTTCAAAATATCCAACATCTTGTAACAACCTTGTCAGTTCTGGATACAGCATAATCTGTTCACCAGTAATAGACAATGAGGCTTTTGAAGCTTTGATCTTTTCAGCTTCGTTTTTAAGCTTCATCAACCGTTCATTCGATTCCATCATTTGAGCGGTCTGCTCCTGCTGCTGCTGAGCTTGCGCCCTTTCCTGTGATCTGGTAAGTAACTTCTTACCAACTTGCTGCAGGATGCGATTCGGCATTGCAGACATAAAATAAGCGAGTAATTCACCGCTGGGATCGATTTGAGCGAGAGGACCCGGAACCGCATTTAAGAAAATCATAGCCTGCTGACGTTCGGCTTCTTTTGCAGATGGTGAATCATCAACAGTCGTAATTTTAAACTTAAATTCTATTGCCGATAAATCGTTTAATGTCCCGGTAATTTCACCTGTAAGATCAAATTCGGGCTGATTAATATCAACCGAAACAGGTTTGCCGGTATTCTCATCAATAATTTCAACCACATCGGCGAGCTGGTATTTAAACGGTATTAGTGAAGCCTTTAAATCCTGGAAAGACTCAAAGAAAAGATTGAAGTTTTCCACATATTCAGACTGAGAAATAAGACCCTGTGCGAGTTCCATACTTTTTGCAATTGCTGCCTGATTCTGTTGTGTTTCACCCTGCATTGCTGAATTAATCCGAGTTTCATTATCCAATTCAGCGCGAACTTTATCACCATACTCCAAAGTTGAAGGATTCGGCTTTCTCTGAATGTGCGAAGCAACCTGATCCATCGACCCGGGGAAATCGGCTTTCACAAACAAGGCCCCATTATTCTTTGAAACCTCTGTCTGGAATGCGCCAATGTTTGAAATGTACCCTTCTCGAAGAATCCAGATACTTCCTGATCCTTTTCTTACCTCGTCGAGAAATTCAGTGTCGGCAGATGCAGCCATAACAACTTTGTCCAGCATTTTTTCACCTGGACCGGAAATATCACCATCAATCATTGCAGGCCAGAATGGAACGCCTGGCATCCGACCGTTTTTCTGATACCAATGTTTTTTATTTTCAAGCATCAACCCTGAAGTTGTACCAACAGTTTGCCACAAAACTCTGACTTTTCTTTCATCCTCGATATAATCAACACCAGTACTTCTTCTTCCCTCAATGAAAGAATCCCATTGTTCGTCTTTCCATTCAGGCGGTCTTATGTGAAAATCGTCAGGGTTTTCCAGGTTAACAGCAATCAATTCTTTTCGATAAATAACAAAAACGCGGGTGTCTACCGTGTAAAAAGAGTTTGGCAGACCTAAAGCCATCTGCCCACCCGAAGCAATAGAATGTATTCGACTTCTATCCCTGGAAGAAAGTGTGGTTTCCCACTCAGATATTGATGTCAGCAGTGAATTGTCTTTCGTACCTGCATTTTGCCGGTGATCAACAATCTGCTTTTTCATTTTTGGGTATTTATCTACAAGTTCAGCTTCCTTTAAAAAACTCCTGAATTTTACACAGGTAATTTCTTCCGGGTATCTGAAATGGAAAGGGGCCACCGCCGTTGAGTCCCAGGGCAGGAGAGTTGCGTTAAGGACCCCTTCTCCCTTTGACGGCAACCCCTTTTCAATCCAGGCCCAAACAGGAAAACATCCCACTAATCCGTCATGAAGAGCGTCCTTTATTAATCGTCTCTCCTTAAAATCCTTCTCCATATCCTTCATCAACACGTTAGCAATCGAAACTTTTGTTGCACTTTCAGAAGGATTATCCAAACTTCCACCCTCTACAGTGATAGAACCAGACCTTCTACCTTTCAGTATTTCACCCATCAACGCATAAATTCTCGACTCCACCAACCGAGGCTGAACCGGGTATTTATCTTCTGTAGAATATGTTTTGAGTTGTTTCGGAGTGAAGATACTCCCCTTTTCATAATCAAAACACTTTTTCGCCCGTGCCTTGGCAGGTCCCCAAAATTCTTCCATCGAATCGCATTGGGTTGAATGCTTAACCCATAAAACCTGACAAGCCTCATCATCCCAGGCTTTACCATCGATCTTCACATCATCTTCTGAAATGTCGTATGGACTTCCAAAATTCTTTTTCATTCAACACCATAATTCGGGAAAAATTACCGATTTCGGTAGATAATATATATTATACACTATTTTTTTCGTAATTTTCAAGTTTTCTTCCTTTTAATTTGTGCAAAGGCATGTATTGATTCTCATCTTCTTCACCCCTACTTGCCCGTAACTTTGCATAATCGCCTCCCATTCCACCCTCGTTTTGTTGAGAATGAAGCATCTCCATCAGCTCATAATACGTTTTACCGTGTAACCAAACAGAACCATAACGAATGAGATCGATAGCATCTTTCCAAGTCTTATCAATCTGCTCACTTGGCGCTGTCAGTGGATCTTTGTTTGGTTTTCGACCGTAGTACATCAGCGATTTGGTAAGATTTACACAACTTTCGCTGAAAGTCATTTGCGGCCAGCCTGCAGGATCTTCACCATTTGTTTTATCCCAAATAGCTTTATTGTAATGCAAAGCCGTGTGAATTAATTGGTGTCCGTACTCTAAACTGTCATTGATGAACAGATTAAAACGAAAGCCGTGAGGAGTATACAGCATCCACAATTCACTTAAATCACGAGAATCAGAAGTCTTAAATCGGTTCGGGTCACCAATGCGGCAGACAATCTGATCCCTGATCCCCAACCTCTCTTCAAGGTCTGTCCACTGCTGACAGATCTGTGCAATATCAACATCCCTACTCCTTAACTTTTCCCACGGCTTATTAGGCCACTCCGAAAACCAATAACGATTATTCATCGAGTTGATGGCACAATAAGCACACAAGTCAGGCTTCACCGGGTGAGGATCAACAACCTGTATCACAGGAACATTCCGGGGAATTATTCGGGGCGGTCTGATATGGACAGTCTTGCAGAATTCCTTAAACTCTGATCCAACGAGCGCGGTATTTGCTCCCCATATTCTACTTTCCACCTGGTTCGGGTCAGTCTTCTCAAAGGTGTGTATCTGGATTTCAACCGACTCCCTGGTAAGGTGTCCATGGGTGATGTATTTCCCAAACTTGTCTTTATTAAACCGGTAACCAAGCCGACGTTCACACTCATTCGCGATATCGTCAGTAATTTCCTCTCCAACGACATTCTCCCAAATAGCTCCCTGCACATAAAGAATTTTCCCCCTGAAAAAAGGATCTTCTTCTAAAGAGAAAACCCATGTTGCCTGATCCAAAATCGTAGCATTCATCAAAATCGTACACTGAACACTACCCTTTTTCGACCGGATACGCGCAACCGTCTCATTCCAAACAGGAAAAGGAGGCGGCTCATTAATCCCAATCCTGTGCAAGTTCGCTCCAGCCTGTGCAACAACCTCCTGATCAAACGTTTTGATGTCGATGTAATTCTTAACCTGGGGGTTGTGCGGCAGCGGTATCTCAATCTGCTTATAGCAGCCAGTACTCATCTTACCCTTAAACTTAGCTGTCGGAATATAGTGCTTAATGGCGGTGTAGAGAGACCCGTTCTCCTTCATGTCATCCGGCCCACACAAAAGCCGATAACAGAAAGTCCCACTTTCGCGCAATTTTTTCACATCATGATAATACTGGTAGTGGATCATTCCCACCGCCTTACCATTATCATCGTAATTCCAGCAATCGTTCAAATATTCCGGACCACACAAACACCCAACAATATCTTGTGGCAAAGAATCGGTCTTCCCGACTCCATTACCACAACTCGATATCACCATAAACGGATACGGAGGTTTCTCCCAAGGCGCAATAATTCTCCGCTGCGCCATGTTCGGCACCCAGGTAAGCGTCGGAAACATAGCCGCTATTTCAAGAAGCGCCTTATCAAAACTATCGGTACCCGGAACAAGCTTATTATTCAAAACGAATCACTCTCCGCATACATTCTTTCGACCCTGGTGATACTCCGACC